TCTTCGTAAATCTAATGAATGTATGGAAAAGAATCGAGAGGATATAAAGAAGATTTCTTCTGCTCTATTCGGTGATGATGGTATTGTCGAGTGGGCTAAAGATCATATCTCAGCGGAGAGGGAGAGGAGAGAACTCTTCAAGGAGTTGAAGAAGAGACTCATTGTGAGGGGTACCCTAGGTGCAGTAGCTATCCTAATCTCCCTCTTATGGTACGGTATTACAAGTTATCTAAAGACAGGAGGGACAGGTTAATGGGTATGATTAGTGAATTTTTCTCTAGCAGTGTTGGAAGTATTGTAGACAGCATCGGTAAGGCTATCGACGATACCACTACGAGTGATGAGGAGAGGCTGACGCTTCGTAATGAACTTAGTAAGATTCAAGGAGAAGCTGTAGCTAAAGCAGGAGAGCTTGAGGCGAGGTTTGAAACAGAACTTACGGCAAGACATGCTGCCGACATGGCTAGTGATAGTTGGCTCTCTAAGAATATCAGACCCCTTTCCCTTGTGTTTCTCTTAGGGACAGTCAGTGTCTTAGCACTCTTTGATGGGAACGTAGGAGAGTTTGTTGTAGGAAATAGTTATGTAGAGTTGTTTAGACAGCTCCTTCTTCTAGCATTCGGATTTTACTTCGGAAGTCGTGGTGTAGAGAAGGTTGTAAAAGTCTGGAAGAAGTAGAAAACACTAACTAATGATTAGAGGAATAATAGTAATGGGTATTTTGTCAGGTATATTAAAGATAGGTAAGAAGGGTAAGAAAATTCTTCCTCAGAAGAAGAAGAAAGCTAACACGAATGTAGGAAAGGAACAGCGTAAATCGAGTACTAAGGGTGTATCCAAAGTCACGAAGGCTGTTAAGAAGGAAGGGGGTGGGGATAGCAAGAAGCAGAGAGCTGCTACTGTTAAGCAAACGAAAGCAAAACTAGGTGCTGAACAATCTGCTAGACGTAAGGCTGGTGAGGGTAGTGCTGCAAGGACGAAGATCCAACAGAAGAAGGATGAGGCTGCCAAGAAGGCTGGCAAGAAGGAGAGTATTAATCGAGGGGTTCCTAAAAGGAAGGGGAAATCTCAAGCGACGAAGAAGAATGCTACACAGATTAAAAAGGCTCAGAAAGCCCGTAAGAAAAAGTAGAAGACGTAAGAAAGCCCCCAAGGACTCGCATCCAAGGGGGCTTTTTTATTGCTTACAGTTTAAGTTACTTCACAAGTGTTACCAGTACAAGCATACTCCTTCATACTGACAGTAGTATCCTCCTCTTCAAAGTCCTTTAAGAGAGAGAAGTCAGCATCTGGCATAGCAGCTAGACCAGCCTCATACTCCTCTTTATTAATCTCTTGATAAGGAGCTTGTTGGTAAGTGTGATTGCTATGGGGTAGAAAGCTGACACCAGACATGATATCAAAGTTCTCATACACCCAAGCTCCCACCTTCATCCATTCGTCATCTCTGACATAGACCGTGATAGAAGGTTTATGCTCACACCAATGGAGTTGGTATATCTTCCACAACTCTAACTGGTCTATAGCAGAAACTTCATCCCTAAAGATAGAACACTCAGGAGCTTTCTGAGGGAAACTAAAGACAAGACCTGTCTCAGGCTTCATCACATCATCTTCTACAGGGAATCCCTGTGCTACCATCAACTGTGCTAATGGGTCTTTCTTGTCAGCACGAACAGTCCGAGTATAGTACTCAGAATAGCGAGGATGAATTCCACTCGCACTGTCAACCAACTGGCTAACAGTCCCGCTAGGCTTGACACAAGTAATAGCAGCAGCAGGATTAACCCCAAGCTTTGCAGCCCATTCCTTATTGACTTCAATCGCATAGTCACGTAATGCCTCCAGTACTTCACCAAGAGAGCTGACAGTATAAGGATGGTCGAACCACGTACCTCCCATATCCTTACCACTCATTACAGGATGATCCATTATACCTGTGAAACTCAACCCTAGAAGTGCTTCCTCTTTGGTATTTTTCTCCCAAACAGAGCTGAGGTATCTAAACTTGGTTCTAGTTGCCTGAAGTGTACCAAGTATGGCAGCAGATTCAACCTTTCTTTTAAGGTCGTCAAATGTATCATTGGGTCGTATGACCACCTCAGTAAGATTACAGAATTGTTTGGAGCGCAATACAATCTCGGAACAAGGATTACATCCATAGTCTTTATATCCACTTTCCTTTCTCCTCTCTGGGATTAGCTTTTCTGCTGCTCCTCTATAGAAAATTCCACGCTCACCACTCCCCGATTCAGCCAGTGCCAACCATTCTCGCATAAACGCTTGCATGTCTGGCTTTTCTGTGTAACATACAGAGTTGTTGGCGAGTGCTCGTTGAGGATTCGCATCCCACCACTGACCAGACTTAGCATGGCGCATCCTATCGTCCGTAAGATTAGATAGACTGATAAGGGCAGAACGACGAACACCGCCAACAACAACAATATCAGCCACTTTACACATGACATCATGACACTCGATAGATGTAAGTTTTCTTCCTGCTGCATTTCTAAATACCTCTACTGAAAAGTGGAAGAGTTGAATGAGAGGCTCTGGGCCACTGGCTCTCCCACCAAACGTCTTGAGAGGAGCACCAGAAGGTCTTACCCTAGAGGTGTCCCACTTGGGTACCTGTCCATTATAAAGCATGGAGACGAGCTCTCTGTAAGCCTTAGCCCACCCTATCTTACTGTCCGCCACCACAATGGTAGTGTCAGTGTTATGAAACTCCTCTGCAATCTCTGGTAGCTGGTTAATGTATTGACGTTCTACACTATAACCAACACCAGTGCCACACATGAGAATATACATCGTCTCATCAAAGACTCTCGGAGAGTCTACTGCAACATAAGCACAGTTGTAACCTGCTACATGGTCTCTCTCTAAAGGAATACCAGCAGCCATCAGTGCTCTCATTGAAGGCATTACCTCGAGAGAATTGATATCGCCTCGAAGCCTATCCAGCAGAGGAGCCCCCAAAATATCAGAGAAAAGATTAATTCCATCATTATCTCTGTGAAGTTTAGAAAAATAATCAAGATATCGTTCAACCGTCTCATTCCAAGTCTCTCTCCTCTTCTCCAGTGGAAGCCATCTGGCATATCGGGAGAGAGCTATGTAGTTTTGATATTGTGTCATCTCAGGCATTAACTAAGCCCCTCTATCATCATATCGAGATACTGACGACACTTGCGTAAATCCTCTACACCATTTTTAACAGGCCATCGCATCAGGTACTTGATAGCGTTGCCGTATTGATAGGCACCAGATGGGTTGTGGTAGACAGCTTGCATCAAAACACATCTATCGGCTATCAGATCAATAACCTCCTTCTCCTCATTGAAGAGCATGTAGTGTTTAGGTTTTGTTACATTATCGAACTCAGACATTTTGAAAGGCCTTATTTAATTGAGCGGACACGGGACTATTCTCAGCAGAAGTATATCTATCTTCATACTTCTCTCCCACACTCCTGAAACAGATGGTACAGGGCCATACACCATGACTCTGCCCTTCATCTGAACACCCCTTACACTCTTCATCTTTATCACTCATTACATCACTCATTCTACGCTCCAAATATTCCAATATAAAAGAGAATACAAATACAGAAGATAGCTACAGTAGCTTTCGTTCTCTTGGATTCCTCATCTTCTTGACTAGCCATCTAGTTCCTCCACAATTTCAAGAGCTATCTCTAGGTAATGCGTATAGCTGACATTCTTATCAGGATTGTGGAGAGTCCTCGCAAGGATCCGAGCTACCTTCTCCACTCTGTAATGCAACCCGTCATTCCCATTCTGCCCTATATTGTCTATCCTACTCACAACCATTCACGCTTCAAGTAATCGAGAGACAGCTCCATCAAGCAGTAGTTACCATCCTTCACCTCATGAAGCATCAAGCAACCTTGCCAGTGGTCGTTAGCTTGTTCTCCTTTATAACCCTCAAGGTGCTGATAGAAGGAACCCGCTACAGCTCCTCGTATTGTCTTGCCATTCGCCAGATGTTTCATGGCAATGTCTAAGCCTTGTTGATGTCCCATAACAAAAGAGAAGCCGATGTTATTGATCTTCGTGGTACACTTACCACCCCAAGGATGCCCTGACATAGGATTGTAGAAGTAGTGAGCATAGGTGATGCCATCAATCTCGACAGGTTGCAGGTAACGAGGAACTTCCCAACCGAACTGTTCAAGCTTCAAGTCGTGGAAGCCAAGCTTACCTTCCAGCTCTGGGTTAGCATTGACATGTCGAAGGATACGTTCCTCATGATTTCCAAGATGGAATACCATGCGAGGCTTGTATTGCTTCTCTTTGTTCTTACGCTTACGCTTGTTATACTTCTTAATGGGGTCTAGGAGAGCCTCCATGCCTCGGAGACCTGCGTCAATGTCATCTTGATAGCGAGCCCCCTCTGCGTTCTTTGTGCCCCTGTCATAGGAGCTGAGGGAGTGCATGTCCCAATGGTCTCCCATGTGGACAATCACCTCAGGCTGCTTGGCTACGATATAATTACCTGCAGCAGTCAAATGATCCAGAGCTACTTCAGGTTTCACCTGTGTATCTGGTATAATGAAATGTTTACGCGACACTTTGATAACC